CGCTTCAACTCCTGCTCGGCTTCTCGAGGGCGGCCGTCCAGCAGAGCCTGGGCCGCGGCGCCCAGGTGCGGCGTAATCAGATCCCGGTTCTTCTCGATCGCGGGCTCGAGTACCGGCCGCGCCGGCAGGCCCCGCAGGGGCGAACCCTTGCTGTGCACGAATAAGAGGCTCGCGTTGTTGATCCCGCTTCCAGGAGAGGCTTGGGCGACCTTGAATTCTTTGCGCAAGCTCGCCTTCGTGACCTTCCCCCCGCGAGCCTCGATACGCTGGGAGGCTTCCTGCTTCGTGAGACGCCCAGTGCCTTCGGCCGGGATGCCCACCAGCACTTCGCTCTGCCGGATGCGCTCCAGGTCCTTCATGACCTGGGCAAAGCCGGGCCCGGACTGCGAGACGGTGACGGGAGAGGGCATTTCAGTTCTTGACGGGCTGGCCTATTTGTGGCACGATTGGAGGCATGGCGACTTTAGTACAGCACTCTCCGATAGATGCGGCGATCCTCGCAGAACGCGAACGGTGCGCGAAGATCGCGGAGCAGTATGCAGCAGAGATCGGCGGAGGGACATCAGTCCCGCTCCAAGGTGCCCGCGAGAGCATCGCCATCGCGATTCGGGGTGACAAGGAAACCGATGGCCGGTAGACGCAAGATCCTGACTCCCTGCCCTTGGTGCCGCCGCAAGCTCGGCGCGCGCGAACTGCGGACCCATATGCCGAAGTGCGAGAAGAGGACAAAAAAATGACCATTGAACTTAGCGCACGCGAGTTAGTGAACGTAATCGCCGCCCTGCGGCAACTTCACAACTGTGAATCCCACCCGCTCGAGATCTGGACAGGAAAGGACGGGATCAAAGTCACGATGTTCACTCGCGAAGAAAGAAATCAGTTCATCGAGCGATTGAACGCTTTACAACTCCTTCCGATGGATTATATAGCTTACGGCTCAGCAGAAGATGTCGCTAGGGATTTTGGAGAAGCATCGTTCGCAGAAGCCTCCGAATTCTTCAAGGCCAATCGAGGTTGCGTGGTGATCGTTTGTAAGTCTCCACCTATCCCTACGCCTACCAGCAGAACATAGCGCCTATTCCGATGGTGCGGGCCATGGTACTGAACTGCTGGCCATACGTAGTCAGGTTCCAGGCGGCCCACTGCTCGATCCCCTGGAGCGCCTGGTAGCTGGCGCTCACCGGCCCGGCGCTCTTGGAAACGAGAATGCCATAGGAGAGACCGGACGCCGCGGCCTGGCCGGCGGTCGCGTAGACACCGCCATCTGAGCGCAGCCACAGCGTCAGGAAGTGCGCCACGAACAGCCCCATGCCCACGGCCCAGGCATCCTTCCACCGCCCCTCGGCCAGCGACGCCGACGCCAGCGCGATGTAGGCGTTCACGACGGCGGGCGGGATGAACGGAGCCAGGTGAACCGTCATGTTGCAGGCGCCGCTCGCCGTGGCCGGCAGCGACAGCGTGATCGTGTGCGCCGTCCCGTTTGTCGAAATGATCGTGGTTCCCGCCGGTATCCCGCTGCCCTCCACCAGTTGCCCGAGAGCCGGCCCGGTCGCTGTGACTCCCGCGACGGTGACGGACCCCGATGTCAGCGTTCCAGCAACGATCAGGACCGTCCCGACGAACTTCGGGTAGAAGGCCAGGAAGTCGGCAGACGAGTAGGGCGGGTTCGAGCCAATGACGATCCCCGAAGCTCCGGCGGCGAAGCCGCCGACAGACTCTTCGCCGGAGCCCCAGAATCCCCTTGTGAGCAGGTCGAAGTTAGGCGTAGACATTGGGTTGGCGAGCCGATCGCGCGCGAGCTATTTCCCGTTGCCCTTTCGGGCGGGCTGAACCGGAGGAGCAGTCTCGGCCGACTGAAGCTCGGGCGGAACGGCCGTGGGCTTCACGGGAACCTCGACGACGTTCGGCGTCAAGACCTGAAGCTCGATGATGCTGCCGTCCCTGGCGCCCTGCCGGAAGGTCTCGGTGTCCCGAATCCAGTCGGGGACCGTTCGCGGGGCCTTGGTGGGACCGATGGTCAGGACTTCGGAGTCCTGGTGGAATGACTTCGTTCTGGTGACCAGTACTTGCACGGTTGTTCTCCTGAAAAGAAGCCGGGCGCCGCGGGCGCACCCGGCCTGGTTGTTGTCGCTGGCCCTATGGCCTAGATTCCATCCCCATAGCAGAATGTGGTGGTCCGCTTGAAGATCACCTGGCCGATGCAACCGCCGAACGCGGTCTTCCAGGCTCCGACGCCTTCCATCACCGGAGCGGTCATCGTCTGGATCTTCGGCTGAGGAATGTCGATGTACACGCAGTCCTCATCGTTGCGGTAGCAGACGGCTCGGTTCGTGACACCGGAACCCTTGCCCACCAGCCAGTCGTTCGGCAGTGGCAGGATCTCGAACTTCTTACCCTGCATGGAGGCGAAGCAGTTGCGCTCGATGTACGCCTTCACGGACTCGAAGCCGCCCACCCCGCCCAGCGTCATCGGCTGGGTCAGTTCGGTGTAGGCCGACAGGGGAACGAGCATCCGATCGGGCATGGCACGTTCCATGTCCACGCCGGAGTTCGTCAGGATGGTGGTGATCAGGAGGTTGACATCGTTCAACTTCTCCTGGGGGACCTTCCGCGACCAAGCGGTCGCCGGGATCGACCCGGAAGCGCCGGCCGCGCCGGTGGTCAGAGCGGTTTCCGGGGCGTTGGTGTTGTTCACCAGGCCCGGATCGCCGTTGAAGCCCAGGTACACGACGTAGTCGAGCGCCTTGAGCCAGTTGGACTCCACCGACTTATTGTAGAGCTCCTGCAGGCTGAAAGGCGGCGCGACGCCGGATCTCAGCGCCTGCTCGAGCCGCTGGAGATCGACGTACCGGATGACCATGTGGGCCGCCCAGAGGTACGTGTTCCAGATGGCCTTCTGAATGTCGGCCTGGATGACCGGGACCTCGGTGTTGTTGTTCGCCTGAAGGCCGAACGAACCGCCACCGGTGGTTCCGTAGTTGCTGGCGAAGGTCGAGATGAACTCGACAAAGCCTCCGCCGATTTTCACGGTGATGTCGCGTGCGTGGGTGGTAGCCTGCAACGGCTCGACCAGATTGGTGTCAATCTTCTCGAGCATCGAAGACAGGAAAGCGAAACCGCTGGCGCCTGCAGCGTCGAAGCCGCGGGCGCGCGTTGCGTCGAAACCGCGACCGCGGCCACCCTGAAGGTAAGCCGGCAGCCCGGAGGTTCTCGAAGTGGGATTCATGGTTGGTGGTCTCCTTGGGTTGCGCGGCCTATGCCTGGCGCCGGCGCAGAATCGTGATCTCGGCCATGCCGTTGGCGTCCAGGACGCCGGTCGTGAACACCACGTCCGGGAGAGCGACGGTGCTCGTGAAAGTGACCGCCGTGGTGGACATCGCCTGGATGACGGCCTGCGAGAGCAGCACGTTGGAACTGGCGATGGACACGACGTAGGTGCCCGGAGTGATGTAGCCAGCGGAGGTGACCAACTGGCCGGCGACGATCCCGGTGGGGGACGCCACCGCGAGGGTGGTCCCGGAAGCTGCGGTGCCCGTGGTGGTCGCGGCCACGTCAGCCGCGGCCTCGAGGTCACCGACGGACGTAGCCGTCAGCGTGGCGTTCGCCGCGACGCGAGCGTACACCGGGCCTTCGGCCGCCGGCGTTCCATGGGTGATGGGCACCACGACGGACCCCAGCAACAGGGCGTCCGCCATCTGGCCGGGCGCGTAGTAGCCCGTCTGCTGAGTGCCCGGGGTGACGCCGTTGCCGTAGGTGAGTTGAGTCTTCACGTTCCGAACGGCGATCCCAGCGAACTGGGCCACGAGCAGAGCAGGAATGTTCGCCAGCGTGGCGACGAAGTCCCGAATGGACTGGTACGTGCCACCCACGGCGTCGGGGATCACCACCACCGCCTCGCCGAAACTGACGTTGTGCGTGGTGGTCGTGAGCACCTGGCGCGACTTGATGACAGGCGTGCCCGCACGGGAAATGGTCCCCGGAAAGCCGAGATACTGGCCCAGGACCGCGATGACTTGGCCAAAGCTGGTGAAGCTCGCCATGGTTACTTGCCCTCCTTGTTGGCGGCCCTGCCGACGCGAACCGCGTCGTAAGCTGCCTGAAGTTTCACGTTGCACTCGGGCGCCTGGTAGCCGCCAGTGTTGGCGTCAGCGGCGCGCGTGGCGGCGCCCCGGGAGAAGCGGGTGTAACTGCCCTCCGAAGGCCGCGAACTGCGGGTGAACCTGCCGAGTTGAGCGTTGAACGCGCGGCGCAGGTCGGCGTCTTTCGAGCGCGCAACCAGCGGGCGCAGCGCCTGCAGGATGTCCAGCGCGCCGGGCTTGTTGCTGGCGGCCAGGGTTTCGCTCACAGGCTCGATGATCCCGTCGCGGCCGCGACCCTTCGGTGGATCACCGGCCTTTGCCCTGCTGTAGCCCTTGGTGCCCCGGATTGGAAAGCTCTTCTGGTTTTCCGGGTCGAAGGCGAACTCCACATCTCCCGCCGGGATCTCCTCGGCGACTTCTTCTCCCTCTCCCTCGGCGCCCTCGCCTTCCTGGTGCTCCGGCTCGCCCTCTTCCTCGCTCAGGAACTGGTCGAGCAGTTCCCGAAGCTCCGCGATGTCCGCGTCATCGGCGCTGGCGTCATCCGCCCGCCGGTCCCCTTCGTCGAGCATCCGGTCCAGCATCGAGTGGAACCGGGCCCGCTTGTCGTCGGTGCGACGGTCGTCAGCCTTGGGCTTCACGTCGTCCACCTTCTTGTCATCGGTTCGCCGATCGTCAGCGCGGCGGTCTTCCGCCGGCTTCTTCTCGACTTCCTTCGGCGGTGGAGCGTCGGCCTTCTTTTCTTCCTTGATGGCTTCGGCTGCTTCCGCCAGCTTTTCGGGATCGGCGTCGGCCGCGTAGGCTTTCAATCCGAGCCCGAGTAGGTGTCTCAAGATGTTGCTCACCTTGGGTTCCTCCTTGACTTTCACGCCGGTGGAGCCGCTCCCGGCTGAGTTCCGCTCCGGTGCTGCTGGTGCGGAGTCGTTGATGCGGGCCTCGGCTCCTGCTCGGCCACGCGGTACTACCGCGACATGATTGCCGCGGATGTCGGTCTGCACGATACGGTCGCCCTCGCGGGCGAGCGTGAAGTCGTAACCGATCGAGATTTCGCGCAACTCCCCGCTTTCCACTTTCCCAAGCAGCGGTTCGCGCGCAAGGATGACGTCGCCCAGCAGCGGCCAGTCGCCCGCGTCAAGGGCCTCATCCCCCTTCTGGATGTTCTGGACATGGCCGAAGGCGTAGTCCTTGAAGTTGGAAGGATCGACGAACTGCTCGCCAGGCGGGTGTCCGAACGTTACCGGCTTTCCCTCCAGGGAAGCCATCGCCGCCGGGTGGAAGACTTCTTCAGGGCTGCGATACACCTGGATTGTGGCGTTGGGGTTGCTCGTGTCGATTCCCAAGTCTTTCAGCGCATCGGCGGGGAGTTCCCTGATCTCGTACACCTGGAAGCCCGTTCTCCCCAGGCATGTGCGGGGAGCGACAAGAAATCCCTCGGGCGTCTTCGCCAGGTTCTCGCTGATCTTGGAGGCGTAGAAATTGAGAGCCACGGCTGTTACCTCTTCCGCGCGGCGTCGTAAGCGCGTTGCAGGCTGGCGTTGCAGTCGCCGGCGGCGTCGGTGGCCTTCGCGGAGGATTTCCTCATGTGCGCGTCGGCCAGTTCCTTGAAGTGCCGCGCCCGTTCCGGCTCGCCCTCCTTGGCGAGAGCTTCGGCGGCGGCGGTGCAGAGACGGGCCGCCATCTTGTGATCCTCGGGTCTGCCGCTGGCGTCGGCCTTCCGGCTGTAGGCTTCCGCCTCGCGGTCCATCCATTCCTGCCCGGAGTCGAGCAGGCGGTCGAGACTGGCGTGGAGGCGCTTGCGCCGCGCGTCGCCGATGCTCCCCGGCTCCGTGGTCAGAGCTCCGGTCACCGAAGGCGCAGCGCGCTTCACGGCCGACTCGACCTGGCCGAGCACTCCATCTCCGCCGCGGCAGTCCAGCAGCCGGTCCAAGGCGCCGTGCAGCCGGGCGCGGCGCGCGCCGGTCCCGGTGGTGTCTGTGGTTGGCATGGTTCCCTCCCTATGCGGTCGCGTCGCCCTGCGCCAGGTTCAGCGTGGCGTTGCCACCGAGGCCCCACGCCGCGATGTGGGTGTTGGCTCCCACACCCAAGGCCAGCGGGCAGCCGGGCAGCACGGCGATCCCGGTCGCGACGGTGGCGACGACGGTCGACCCTCCGAGCAGAACCACCGCGGCAGACGGCCCGAGGTTCGTGATGAGCAGCGTCGGCCCGGCGCCGCCGGGGATCGCGCGCGCCTCCGATGTGTTCGCTGGCGCCGACATCATGCCGCAAGCAGACGGGGTGAAGTTCAGGATCGCCATGGGTTACCCTCGCTCCGCGCCGCACGAGTCGCTGAGCTCGCCGCATCCGATCCGCTGGTTGGCATAGGCCAGTTGCCTTGCGAGCCGGGCCAGGCGATCCGCAAGGTCCGAGAACGACGCCTCGATGGTCTTCGGCTCCTCGATGGGGCCAAAGCTCTCGCCGGCGCCGTAGAGATAACCGCGCAGGCGGTTGACCTGGACCTCGGCCTTCGCCAGGGCGGCGCGGGCCGCCTGGAGGCCGCCGCTCAGCGTGCGCGGGGGTTTCGGTTCGGAACTCCGGACGGCGGCCGTGGTGGTAGGCCGCGCTTTGTGGTGAGATCGCTTTTGCATTTCAGTAGGCTCCTGTGGGGTTGACGCCACCCGGCGGCCGGCTCATGCGAGCGCACAGCAGGCCGAAAGCGTCGACGCTGACCAAACCACGCCCGGTCCCATCCTGCGGGTGCGGGTCGTGTACGATTTCTCCGTTCAGCCCGACGGTGGCGTGCTCGCCGCCGCGGGGGCTGACGCCTTCGATGGTGTGGAACACGTCACCGCTCTCGAAGGCTCTTTCGAGCGCTGGATCGTCCGGCGCGACCCGAACGTAGTACAGGCCGTGCTCGGCAAGGAAGCGCTGGATGTTTGCGACGAACACGTCGTCACCGCCGAACTCCGGGACCACATGCAGCGGGATCTCGAGGATCGAGGCCAGCGCGGCCGCGAAGCAGTTCCCGTCCTCACCGGTTCGGGTTTGAGTTACGGGAGTCATTTGTCGAGCGGGTCGAACCCGAGAAGCTCCACGATTTCATCCGGCGTCTCCGGAAGCTCTTCGTCATCGTCGGGCGCGTCTTCATCGAACACGCCTTCACGCCAATCGACCGAGCCATCCTCCGGCGATCCGAAATGCACGTCGGGCAGCGCCGTGGCGCTCGTGTCATCGTCAGGCTGCGGCAAGGGACGACCTCCATGGTGCGAACACGATCGGGTTGATGTAACTCTGAAGGCACACTACAGGCGTGTTCCCGAGACGCGACGACACCGCCTTGGCGATCTCCAGCACACGCTTCTTGTAATCGCGTTCGGTCTTGGGCGGCTCCGCCTTCTTGATCTCGTTCATGGCCGAGCGGGTCGCCAGCAAGGTCCGAAAGTCCTTCGTCTTGAATCCCCCGCCATCGAGGGTGTGGGTGTAATCGAGCAGCGATGCGCCGGACACTTCGGGGAAGAGCCGCCCGCTGGCTCCCGCTTTCTTTGAGCGCGCCAGCAGCGCGGAGGCAACCTGGGGGTCTTCGACGGGCAGGTCAATCGCCACGCCCTTTTTCCCCACGAAGCGCAGCCTGACTCGATCCCCTTGCTTGACGACATGCTGGCCCTCGAGCGTCGTAGCTCCGTAGGCTTTCACCTTCGCCTTCCTGTCGGAGTCGCTGCCTGGCCGGATGCCCGTGCTCATCACCAGCCGGGCGCATTCGGCATTCTCACGTTTCGCCGGGTTGTCCGATTTCAGGTTCTCTTCGTTCTGCCTGCGGATCTTGTCGAACTTCCCATCCAGTTCCTTGATGCGCGCGAACTTGGCTTCAGCCTGCGTGTTCTGGAAGCGTTTGGAGTAGACGTACTGCGGCCGGCCCTTCGCGTCTTTCCCCACCGCGAGTAAGTCGGCGTCCGGATTGGAGTTCACACGCACGTCGGTCCAAGCCGGCGGAAGTTTCAGCGCCTGGATGTGCTCGGGCCATTTCTTGCGGTCCTTGGGAGCGGGGGACAATGCCGCAGAAGCTCCGCCACCTCCACCACCAGACCCAGCAGCAAATTGTCCTGCTTCGGCGCCGCCCTTCTCCCGCGGGTGCTTCGCTTCTGCCCAATCGTCCGCGGCGCGCACGTCCGTCTCGCCGCCTTCCGGTTCCGTTTCACGTGGAACCTCTTCCGTCTCGCCGAACTCCTCTTCCGTCTCGCCCTCGAGCCCGCCGCCCAGCCCCAACTCCTCCGCGCGCTCCGCTTCCGCGATATCTTCGTCGGTGATGTTGCTGAAAATTCCCGTCAAGTCGCTCTGCTGCTTCAACTCCTTGAGCGCCTGCGGTTTGTTCAGCAGCCCCGCGTTCAGCGCCGCAACGATCGCGGTGGTGCTGTCGCTCGCGAGCTTCGACTTCTCTTCCTCGGTCAGCACGCGCACGCTCGGGAACTTCAGGTCCAAGTCGTCGGGGACCTCGCCGAGCTCGGACATGCAGATCACCGGGTAGAGCTTCTCGAGTTGCGGCCGCAGGGAATCTTCCTGCTCGAGGGCGATGCGCTCCTCGTAGAGCCGCTCATCGCCATCGTTCGACTGGCCGAGGCCGGTGATGGTCCGCCCGAACAGGCGCGTCACCGTGCTGTTGGCGGCGCCCGCGATGTCCAACTGGAACTGCTGGTAGACGTCCGAGTAGCCGGTCATCGGGTTGATGATCGACTCCAGGCCGCCATCCTCCGGCAGCACCAAAAGGCTCTGACTGCTGAGCAGATGGTTCTGCACTTCCATCCGCGCGTAGAACTGCTGGAGTGCCTGCTGGTTCATCCCGGCTCCGGAGAGACCTTGCGCGAGTTCCTTGAAGCGGATTCCAAGAATCGAGGCGCGCATCATGACCGAGAGCATCGCCCAGGACATGTTGTCGCGCTTGCGGATCTCCTCGTATGCCGGCTCCAGCACGGAGATGCCCCACCATGCCTGGGCCTGGAGCTCGGGGGCCGGCACGGTCGGCCCGGTGAACCGCAGCACGCGGCTGGCGTGCACCCGGAAGCTGGCCGCACCCGGCTCGTTCACCCGGTAGTACTTCGGCAGGTTGTAATCGGACGGCCGCGCGAAGTCGGTCTCGACTTCGCCCTCGGGCTGGATGCCGGTCCATCGGCTAAAGGGGATCAGCCCGCGGTAGGCCCCTAGCTCGATGTTGTCGAGCTTCAGCGGCTCGCCCAGTTCGTTCCCCTGGCCATCGATGACGATCAGCGCTCCGGCGCCGCCGAACAGCCGCGCCCACTTCAGCGCCGTCAGGATCTGCGCCTTCGTGCGCGTGTGCCGCAGCGTGCGGTCCAGCCGGGTCATGTCGTCCGGAGGAAGATCGGTGTTCAACTTCGGCCAGGCGCGCACCATGTCCTGCGCCGGCATGTCCACGATCTTGCGCGAGATCCAGTGATTCCGGTACAGCGTGATGAGCAGCCAGTAGTCGTAGCTGATGCGGACCATGTTGTAGTCCGCAGACTCGGCCACGTTCGGCGTGCCCCAGCCCATGCGGGCCGCCGAGTTGGTGAAGGCGTCGATACCAACGACCTTGCTGCGCTGGCGGCCGGGCGGGATGAGACCGCTCTCGACGGCGCGGCGATCCTGCGCGCGGTACTGCCCACCGATCGAACAGCCGAAGTTCTGAGGGGTAGCCATGGGGTTAAGCGGCGATCTGGATTTCCGTTCCAATCAGGCGCGCGAACTCCACGCGCGTCATGCGGCTGATGTGGCCGGCGTTGAACGCCTTCGCAGGCCAGCGGATCTCATTCATGTCCGCAAGTGGCAGCGCTTCACACCGGCAGTTTGGGGCGCAGCCTGCGTGATAATTTCCCAGCGTGCTGCGCTCTCCGATCAGATGCTCCGGCTGTGGCGGGTCACCCCAGGCCACAAGCACGTTGTCCATGTTCCGGTGCGACGCCCGCACTCTGGTGTCCCGGCTGGTCAGCCACTGGTACCAGTCGATCCCCATGCGCTCGGAGCGGACCCGCGTCAGATCCGTCTCGGACCGCGAAATCTCCGTGCGCGCGATCAGCTTCACCCGGCTTTTGGCCAACTGCGGCGCGAACTGCCGCAGCATCGCCTCGATCTCCTGGGCGCGTGCGCCGCGCTGCTCGAGCTCCGCGGCCTTCGCCGTCACCTGTTCGGCGACCTTGGCCGGCAGGCTCCGAATCAGCGCCGCGTTGCGGACGGCGAGCGCGTGAAGCTCAGGACCCAGGCGGCCGGTGGCGATCTCTTCTTGCAGCGCGGAATAGATCTGGCGGGCGCGCGTGGACTTCATCGCGGCCTCGCGCCAGTTCCGCGCGTTCACCTTCGCTGCCTCGCGGACCATGCCCTGCGCCAGGCGCCAGGCGGCCTCGCGGAAGGCGGGAGTCTCCGCCAGCTCGGGGTGCTCGAACAGGTTTCCGTTCAGCAGGCGCAGCATCCCGTCGTGGTACAGGCGCACCAAGCGCGGCCAGGAAGGGTTGGTCATTGCTTTTTTAGCTTCCCCTGCCGGATCAATGAATCGACCGCCTCCATCGCTGCTCGCAAACCAACTACAAAGCCAAGCACAACGCCGATGGTAAGAATCGCCACAGCACCAACAAGCAGAATCATGCGGCCAATCTCCAGTTATTTATCCGCGTCGCGATATGGAGGATGCGTTTCGCCATCGGTCTATTGATCCTCGCCTTCGTCTATTACCGGTGGCTCGATCTGCTTGACAGCCGAGGCCGGATCTGCGATCAAAGGCGTCTCTGGAAGGACAGGTATGTTCTTTGCGGCCAACTCCAACCGATGAAACTCCACGTACTCGGCCCCCTCCATGATTGCTACATTCGGATGCTTGTCTAGCGTCCGCTGCACGGAGATCAAACCGATTGCCAAAATGGCAATAACGCAAGGCACCACCACGTATACGGCGGCAATCTGACCCCAATTGCATATGAGAGCGATTCCAAGTACAAGCAGGGCCACGATAACCACCGCAGCTTGTTTACCCACGGCTCCCCCATACTTCACCTTCTGGAGGAACTCCAGCGGCTTGGAGAGAGGCCACTGCTGGCTTGATTTGTTCATTAATGTCCCTGCAACCCATTCGACCTCCTTGTGATACACTTCTAACGAGGCCGAATGTTGCCGCCCGGGTGATTGAAGCACCTCGGCGGCTTTTTCGGTTGGAACACTCCGAAATCGCTAGTAGTGCCTGAAATCTGCGTTCCTGACTGGCATGGGTTCAGAATAGGCCCCCTCGTGATGCGAGAATCAATACGAGGAAATGCGAGGTAACTAGGAAAACAAAGGGCTTCAACGCACATTTCGGGCACTCCCCAACAAGCGAGCCTCGCGATACTTCATCACCCTTTCCCGTCGGGCCTCTGCGTCGTTTGCCTGCATCTCTTCCCCATAACCAACTTGGAAGCCGACCGCAAGGCCGAAGAGAAACGCTGCAAAGCCGACAATCCAAATCATGCGGCGAGTCTCCAATCCGAAATACGTGTGGCGACGTGATAGCGAAGTGCGTCGCAGAAATGATCGTGCGCCTTGATGGGTTGCTCGCGACCCTTGTCGGTCTTCTTGTCGTCCCAGGCGTAGCTTTGCATTTCTTCCAGGCCGTTCTTGCAGCGCCGGTGAATGCGCAGCTTCCCGCGACCGAGCATGGTGCTCACCCGGCGGATGCCGTCGTCAACCTCGTTTTCGGCGTCGATCACGTAGAAGCCGCGGCCGAGCAGTTCCGCGCGGAAGCTCGCGGCGCTCGGGTCGATGATGATCCCCGGCCAACTGCGCGCATCGCCTGCGCCGCCAACGAACGCCACCAGGTCGTCCGCGTACTCCGCATCGGTCTTCTGCCGGCCTTCGACCCGCGAATCCCAATACCACTCGCGGTCAACCCAGATTGTCTGCCCGTCGTCGTATATGTCCAGCGCGGCGAATGCGTTCACCGTGCCAACGTCGATCGCTACCCAGTGCTCGACGTGGCCGCCCGGATTCAGCAGGCCCACCGGCCGATCGGCGTCGTCGTAGAGCACCGCATCGGTCATCACGTCGCGATAGATGGCGCCCTCGGCAATCACCCACAGCCCCAGGATGAACCGCTGGTACCAGACGCCGGTGTAAGAGCGCCGGATGAAATCCTTGTACTCCGCCGTAAGGTTGGGATTGTCATCGAGGTCAAAGTGAATGACTTCGAGATACTCCCGCAACTCCGGGTTGTCGATGAGTTCCTTCTTGACGTAGTGGTACGGGCTGTCCGGGTTCGTGGTCACGTACCAGCGCGCGCCTTCCGGACTCATCCGGCTCAGGAGCATGAACACGAACGACCGCGGCATGAGGGTCAGTTCGTCCGAGACGGCCACGCCAACGGTGCAGCCCCTCAGGTACTTTTCGGACCCTTCGTCTTTGCCACCAACGACGCGCCAGTGGGTGTCGAACAAGCGTAACTCGCCGGACTGGTTGTTGTAGTCGTAATTCCGCTCACCCACGATCTCGAACAGGTCGTTCAGGATGTTGGCCTTGATGGTCCCCTTGCTCGCGCCGGTGATCAGCCGGTCGCCGGCCACCTGGTACTTGCAGAGCATGACGATCTTCATGATCGCCGCCCAGGTCTTTGAGCTACGCACGGCGCCCTCGAGGATCGTGATGCGCCGGTCCTGCGCCGGGTGCCGGAAAGCGAACCGATGCGCCTTGGCTCCGAAAGCGTTAAGCTTCCGGGCCCGCTGGATCGGAGCTTCGACCGGCGCTCTCTGCCGGCTGAATCTCGATTGGCGCTGCTGGTACGGGGCCATTTTTTATGAGTTCGAGAACTTCGTCGAGCCGATCATCCGTGGTGGCGTTCAGATGGTCGCGCTGGCCCAGCAACTGCTTGCCAAGCCAGATGCACATCGTCGCGTTGCCGCCCTCGACCAACCGCATCTGAGCGCGCCGCAGCGAGATCCGCCCCTTCGCGCGTCCGGACTCCATGCGCTGCGCGAACGCCGGAACGCTCTTCCGGCGCTGAATCGTCTTCGCGCTGACGCCGAAAAAGGCTGCGATCTCTTCGTCGGTGCATTGTAGAGAGCACAGCTTTTCGAGCGCCTCGGGATCAAGCTTGGCCTGCGGACGGGCCACGGTGGTTGATTCTCATTCCTGATCTGGTTTCGGGACTGCTGACGATCTTTTCGTGCTCTGGACAAAACCGCGTGTGCGCGAGCTCTGAAAACGTGCGGGTACTAAAGGAACAAAGACAAGAAGAAGAAAAACAAGGTGTGTCTCAACTGCGCTCCGCCGCAGCGTTCGCGCGCGCTTCCAACGCTCTGCTGTTGTCGCTGCGAAGAACCCCGGAAACCCTTGATTCCATTGCGGTTCTTGAACGACTCACCCTTGCTCCGAACCCATGATTCGCGCTATACTGAGACATGGGACAGAGCACCGAGATTTCGTGGTGCGACAGCACGATCAATCCTACTGTCGGCTGCGACGGGTGCGAATTGCACCGCGCCGGCCAGCCCGAAAGCCACTGCTACGCCGCAAGTCTGGTGGCCCGCTACTGCGGGTCCGCCGCCTGGCCGGAGACCTTCGACCAGCCCAAGGTGTTCGCTGATCGGTTTCTTCAGGCGCTGAAGTGGCGGGACCTCAGCGGCCAAGCGCGACCGGAGAAACCGTGGCTCGACGGTATGCCGCGGCTGGTCTTCTGCTGCGACCTGGGGGATCCCTTTAGCGAGTCGCTCCCGACCGACTGGCTGACGCCCTGGCTCCAAAGGCTCGCGGCGAGTCCGCATCGCTGGCTCTTCCTGACGAAGCGCGCCGCCCGGGCGCGGCAGTTCTGGTCCGAGCACGTCGCGCCGGCAAACGTCTGGCAGGGCGTCAGCGTCACCGGCCCGGAGACCAAAGCGCGCATCGACACCCTGCGCCAGATCGACGTTAAGGTCCGCTACGTCAGCGCCGAGCCGCTGCTGGGCGCCCTTGGCGAACTGGATCTTACCGGAATCCATCAGGTGATTGTCGGCGGCGAGAGCGGGCCTCGCTTCCGGCCCTTCGAGCAGTCCTGGGCGCGCGAGATCCGCGACGCCTGCGTTGCCCAGAGCACGGCGTTCTACTTCAAGCAGACGGCCGGCCGCCGGAGCGGGACGGCACCCTATCTGGTGGAGGAGGACGGCGCCCGCTGGCAGTGGCGCCAGATTCCTGGAAACCTGATTCCTCCAACCCTGGCTGAAGCCATCGTCGACGCGCACGCCTGACCAAGAACGTCTCACTGGGGAACGTCTCCGAACTCCACCGGCCCGATAGCCTCGACGGCCCGCTTCCAATCTCCCTTGACGAACACGAGGACGTTCTGGTGAGTCTTGCCCAGTTTTCTCCCGCTCTCGAATGCGCGTCCGGCCCGGATCGGAAGCGATCCGACGCAGGTGACAAGCACCGCTTCGTTGTAAAGCCGCAGCCCCGCGTCCTGGAAGGCCGCCACAGTATCGCCGGGGAGGTTCCGGTAGAATCCCTTCGGGTCGCGCACGTCACCCACCACGAACGCTGCAAAGCGATCTTGCTTCAACATGCCTACGCTTGCCGCAATGATCTCTCGGTAGGCTGCAAGAAAGTCCGCGTACTTCATGGTCGAGATATCGCGCGGGTCTTCCGAGTAGACTTCCAGGTCTACATACGGAGGACACGAGAAAACCAGATCCGCCTTGACGCCATCGGCGATTGCCGCGATATCCCGGCTGTCGCCAGCGCACCATACCGGCATCGGATCGCCGCAAATTCTATCGGCCTGCTCTTTGTTCGCCGCAAGCTGCCGCTCGCTCAAGTCCACGCCGATGTACTGGCGGCCCAACTTTGAGGCCACAATGCCGCGAACCGACCCGCCCGCGAACGGGTCAAGCACCGCGCCGCCGGGCGGGCAGAACCAGGAATATGCAAGCTCACACAGGACAGGGTCGAAAATGCTTGTACCCGAAGACGTGCACTCCGCAACCTTACGTGTAGATTCGGCGTTTTCCCCGTGCCACAAGTTGCCCGCCCGAGTAGCACCTTCGTCTACAAAATTGGCGTTCTCTCCCCTCATGATGTCCTGCCCAAAGCAGCGAGCGTGACCGCGTTGCCCCCCCCGTTACTCATGGGATTGGCCGTCCGATTCCATCGCCACGCTGCCGCTTGGAGTAG